TGTAGATTTTACAATTTGAGACCTTGTCATATCTCTTGTTTCTTTGCCAGCAGCCGTGTCTTCCATTTCTTTTGTAGTAGATAACATACCTAAACTATCTAATACAAACAATAAAGGTTTTCTTTTATTTTCTGGTTGCTCTAAATATTTGTCTATAATTTTAATTGATTGACTTCTAAATTCTTGTACAGTTGCAACAGGAACAATTACCATTCTAGTAGAATCAACACCTCTATTCTCAATCATATCTTTTGAGATAGCACCCTCTGATTCAAAGTAAATTACACCTGCGTCTGGATTTTTATCTAAAAATGCCTTACAGATACCTAATGCAAAAAATGTTTTACCTGTAGCAGCTTCACCTGCAATTGCTGTAATCTTATTTGCTGGCATACCACCATAGATACTACCTGATAGTAAAGCATTGAATGAATATGAACCTGTGTCAATGAAACTGGTTACATCTGCACTATCGACACCCTCACTTACTAAACCGGCATATTCATTACCAGTTTCTTTAATTATATCTTTTAAAAAATCGCTCATATTTTCTCCTTAGTTGTGTCTATTATATACTATTTTTTGATTTTGTCAAGCTTCCTTTGATAGTTATATCACCTGTTTCATGCCATAATCTATAGTTAGGATCCTCTGGAATCCACTCTTCCGGTGGATCCTCATATTCTGATTGTGGTATTTTAGACCAGATTGTATCTTTTACTTCTTGTAAAGGTATAGGTCCGAATTGGTCGTATAGTCTACCACCAAAACTTTCACACATTTTCATAACCTTTTCTTTATTGTATTCTTTCTTTCTTTGAAAGTCCCAATATTCTTTTAATTCTTTATATTCTTTTGGTTGTATGCTCACCATTATATTTATCTAATTATATCTATCTGACTATCTTTAGTCCAAATTTCAATATCATTTCTTAGTCTACCGTCTTCTTTGATATTATTAAACCTTTTAGTAGCTAATTTTCTCCACCAATTAATCAGTTCAACATCATTATATCTATCGAAATTTGGTGCTTTAACAATCTTATCTGTTTTACCATTTACTATATCAATATAATTTTCTATACCATAGTTAGATACATAGTATCTTTTACGCTCAGTTAATTTTTTAGCATTGGTAATTGTATCTTTAAATTTTTGTAAGTCATCACCATCTAATGACTTTTTAATTAAACCTTGAATAGCTGTGGTGATTTTTAATTTTCTACTAGAGGCATCCTCTTTAATGAATACACCTATTTTGTCTTCAACATAATTAAGTAAATCTTTAAATGGTTTGCCATGTATCATAGGAATAAAATCACTATCAGTTAGACCTCTATTTTTTAACATAGGTTTCATGCCGTCATACTGACTAGCCGATTTACTATTACCAAATAAACTTGTGGTTTCAAACATAACTAAATTCATATCATATTTTTCATTTAGTTTTTCTCTAACTGAATGTGAACAACACAAGGCAGCCAATAATTTACCACCAAGATAATTAAAACCAAAAGGTTGTGATGGTACAATTACAAATCCCATAATGGCAGTTTTATTAAATACTTTTAAATCAGGTACATTACCTAGTAATACATTTCTAGGTCTCATATTGATAACAGGAGAACCAAATCTCATAAAACCAACATATGTATTTGTATTCTTTTCTTTTACTGCAAACTTTAAACTTTTACCAGGAATACTTACCATATTACTATGGCTTGAAATTAAATTAATACAAGTGTCCCATGTGTAATTATCAAGTTCAACTACTTCTAAATCCATATCTTCAGGCGACATGGTAAAGTCACTAAACAATTCGTTTTCTAATCCCATACCAGGAAGTGAAGTAGGTATGGTCTCTATTTGAGCCATCTTTTGGTCTCTCATATATTGGTCAATTCTAGTAAATTGGTCAAAATAATTTGAGAATACATTAGCACAATATAGTGCTTCTTCTTTATTTAGGGTCTTCGCCATTCATTTTCCATAACATTAAAGCAGGTATTATAACACATAATGCCGATAAGGCAAGCGCTAAACATATGCTCATACTTCATTTCCCCAAAAGTCCCAATGGTCTCTGGTCTTTTTTCTTGCAAATAGTTCGATATAAGGACCTTCGCAAAGTCGTTCTATCTCTCCATGTAAAAGTGGTTTTTCAGAATGTCTGCCCCTTGGTGCAACCACTAATTGTGCAACATCTTTATGTATTCTTTTTGGTCTACCTTTTGTTGCAAGTAAACACATTTCAGGATTACCTCTAGTCCAATATCCTAGACCTGTAAAAAATCCAAGTGTCTTCTTATTTGTTTTTGCCCATGTAAAACCTACTGTTTTATATTTGAAGCCCCAAGAGTCAATAACTTTTAATGCTTGGTCTAACATAGGGTCACATACCCACATTAACAATACACAATTCTCATCTGCAATTTCTCTTACAGGCATATTACATATATCATTTAGTGACATACAATCATAATGTGCTTCAGGACTTTTTTCTTTCCCTTTATCTGACCTTGTTCTAAACAACCAAGGTGGGTCGGCATATATTACTTTGTATTTTTTATCTGGTAAATTAAGCAAAGAAACTCTCCAATGTAGCTACTGGTTCCGCTTTCCAATTTATTGCGTCTAAAATAAATCGCATAGGATCCAGAAATGTTTTCTGAAATTGTATCTCATAATCGACATACTCTTGTAATTTAAATTCTGTTGGTAGTGTACTAATGTAACTAATAACATCAAATTTAAATGGGTTAGCTTCTTTTAATTTAAGAAACTTTATCTTATCACCATCTTGTATATAAGGATATTTCATACCAAGATTTGCTTCTTTCAGTTGGTGATTATAAATCAATGCACCTTTAACATGAATGGGCGTGCCTTTGATAAAGATACTACTATTGCTAGCATACTTCCGAAGATTGTTACAACTCCTAGGGAAAGCAATAGCCTCAGGTGGTAGATTGATAAACTCCTCCTTAAAGTCAGCAATAAGTTTATGCAAGTCACTTTGTTCCTTGGACATAATTGTTTTTATCGCTTCTTTAATTTTACCTCTACACACCTGAGGTGTACTAGACTTGACTGCTTCTATGCCCATTAACTTTAGTTTAGGGTCAGAAAGTCTTACGCCTTCTTCGTCTAGTACATTCAGCATATACCTCTTTTTAGCCACCCATATTCCTTTGTTGGCGATAACTTCTCGTTTCATCACCATTGCGTTTTTAAATGCGTTAGAATAATCAGCCAGTTCATCAAAACATTTTTCAATATATGGTTCGATTTTATTATCACAAACTTTACCAAGAAAGTCTGCAATTTGGTCGTTTGTTTTACCTTGACAAGTCTTAGCTACAAGTTTATCAAATCTAACATAGATACTATCTGTATCTGAAGCAACAATATAATCTACCTCACCATGTGTTTGTAGTATCTGATTTAGATATTCATTAACTTTCTTCTCAATAAAACGAATAATAAATTGACCAGCCGTGGTAATACCACTCGCCTGTCTTACATCATAAAATCTAAAGTATTGATTACCAACTGCACCATAAGCTGAGTTCAAGGCAATCTTTTTTGACCATTGAATATTATGACATCTTGCAATCTCTCTGGCAAGTTCTTTTGTCGGGGTCTTTTGATACTCGGCCTTTGCCTTTAACATTCTCTGTTTAAAGACAACACGGTCATTGTACATTTTCTCCATCATTTCAGGTAGAAAACCTTGACTATCATTTCTAAACTTGGCGCCGTTTGGTGTTAAACAGGCACCCTCATGTTTAAGATAATTAAGTGGTACTTTCATGTCAATCATTTTATTAACATTGACACCTTGTCCGCTTTCACCAAGTATCTTCTCTGGCGATATATTGTATTGTATAATAATATGTGGATATAGTGAATTGATATCGAATGAAACAATCCAATCATGGCCACCTAAGATAGGCTCTTTTACATAAGCGCCTTCGTATTTTGTTTCTTTACTATGTTCTTCTCTTGGTGGTATACAAATATTCTTTTGCATTAAGTGATTATGAATCAATGTGTCCCACACTCTGACTTGTGAGAATATATCATCATAGTTTACTTTTGAATCATATGCAACTGTCAAACTTAAATCAATTAGACCAAGTTTATCTTCTAATGCGTCAACGATTTCAACATCTTGTATATTGTAATCAATAAACTTTTGAAAATCTTTCTCATAAAATTCTTTAAATGTATCGTAAGGGTTTTCATTCTTTGGTTGTTTTAGTTCTAACTCACCAATGAAGTCCAGTTTATAACTCTCTTGTCTTGTTGGTATAAACCATTTGTATAAGTCAAGGTAATCTAACATTGCAACGCCGTAAATATTATAAACAGTTTGCACTCTACCTTGAACATTAAGTTCCATACGATTAATCAAACCCCAAGGAGATAGTTTGTTGGCAACTTCGTCACCAGCTATCAACTTAATTCTGTTTACAAGATATGGTAAATCAAAAAACTTTGTATTCCAACCTGTGATAACATCTGGATGGTTTTTAATCCAAAACTTCATAAACTCAAACATCAATTGCTTCTCATGTTTACATTCAACATAAGTTACATCTGGTCGGTCTGTGTGATATTTACCTACACCCCAAGTAATGATTTGTTTATTCGTTTGATTTTTTACAGACAAACAAATAATTTCTTCTTGTGGGTCTTCTACATTTGGAAAACCATTTTCACAAGTTGTTTCGATATCAAGTGTAAAGATTTTAATTAGTTCTTTATCCCATGATATCTCTTCCGGATATTCTTGTCCGATATATTGATAATGGTATCTTTCTAAACCGTAGATAGGTGAATTTTGTGTAGCTACTTCTTTACGAAACTTACGAGCGGCAAAAATATCTCTAAACTCAATAGGTTTAAGATTTTGACCTTGTAAAGTTTTATACACGGAGTGCTCTTGCGTCAAAGCATAGAGCGTAGGTCCAAAGTCTATCTTTTCTTTATAGTCTTTGCCATCATGTATACCACGAACAAGTAATTTACCACGGTGTTCTATAACATTCTTATAAAATTTCATCATTCCTCAAAAATACAATTAATCCATCATCATCTTTTGTCAATTTTATTTGACAAGCCAATCTACTTACGCCTTCTTTGAAACCTGATTCGTATTCTAACAAATCAATTTCAGGTGTATTATAATCTACTTTACCATGTTTGGCAAGCCATGGTTGAGATATATGTACATGACAAGTAGCACAGGCACACGCACCTCCACAATCTGCCGGTATTTCTGGTATATCTGTCTTTGAATAAAACTTTGCAGCCTCCATCAAAGAGGCACCAGGTTCTACCTCGACAGGTAACTTACTGCCATTTCTGACAAAGTATACCGTAATTGTTTCCATTACAGACCTGGTACTTTGTTCTCTGTAATTAGGCCTTCGGGTGTTAAGATACTACTCGTATTCTTTTGATACGAAGCTAATATTTCTTTTTTTGGTTTAACTGTTGTCACAACCTTATCCATTGCAATAGTGATTAAATCGTCATCTGCATACGGCATATACGGGGTCATCATCAATTGTACTGGTTTGCCTGGGGCTGATTGTGTGGGAATAATTACAAATGGTTTATCAAATGTATAGTTGCCCATGGTATCTTTATCCATCTTAGCAATTACATCTTCACCTGTTTGCAATCTTACTATCTTCACTTCACTCATACTTTACTCCTTCAATTATTATATATTATAACAC